CCATTCGTTTTTAGCTGGACCAGATCTTTCTTCTTCATCTTTGTCAAACCTAGTTTTTCTTGCTTGATAAAACTCAGATCCTAGAATCGGCTTTACCCCAATTGATTTACCAGCGTCATAAAAATCTAACCACGAATGGATGTTTCCATGGTCGGTGGTAGCTATTCCGCTCATTCCTAGATTTTTAGCTCTAGATAAATATTTTTCTATATCTCCATGTCCATCAAGCATTGAAAAGACTGTATGATTATGGAGATTGGTCCAATTTTTCACTATATTCCTCTTTCCCTATCTTTTTGATCTAGGGCTCTATCTTTATCTTTTCTATAAACAATTATAACTACTCCTCCACAGTATTTACATACTGGTGGAAGACCTTGTTGCGCAAATGCGCTTTTATACATTGTTGAATCCATTTGTTCTGACTTGCACTCAGAGCAAACACCTATGGCGTCATTTTGATCATTATTAGACATATTACTGACTCACCTCCTTTTTATTTTTATATGCAAAACGTATTGGCGAAGGAGAAGATTTTTCTCCACTTTCCATAAACTTTCCGTTTACCTTTACCCATTTAGTCTTAAGTTCCAAAGAACACTCTCCACAACCTACGCCAGCTGAATTAGCCCTTTCGCAGGTATACGGCCTACCACCAATGCCTAACTCTCTTCTTTTTATCCAGTCATTAATGTGGGCACTTGATTTTTGAAGATTATAATCTTTACAATAGCTTAAAATTTCATGCAAATACTCTATAGCTTCTTCTGAGTACGTTAATATTGAGCATAAAAACAACCTTGCCTCATGCTCTAAATAATGTTGATTTTTAGCCTGTTCCTCTAAACGCTTAACGGCACTACACTTATGTAGTAGCATTTCTTTCTGAAAAACTTTTTCTGTTTCATTAAAAGTTTTTTGACCAGAAGACCCATACTGATTAAAGTGAGATAAAATGTCCACTGGTTTATTTTTAATTTCTTCATACTCATAAACCATGTTTCTATACCATTCGTTTGAAGAATAATCAAAGCTTGAAGTTGGAATAGAACTATCTTGTTTTGATGAACTATACTCAACTATTTTTTGAACGCCTTGCATAAATATGCTTTTAGGAATCAAGGTTTTATATAAACCAGTATCTTGATGCTTAGTCCCCTCAAGACGCCACATTCTTCTTGGATCATATACGCTAAAGTCAATTGTATCAAGATTTAAATCTTTAGAAATTTTGTTTGCTATGTGCCTAAATATAGCTGGAAGTTCATTGGTAGGATTAATCCCTAAAGATACAGGATCGCATTCTATGTGAAAACCTTTTTTACCAGTGTAATATACATATATTGAATCATGGTCTATATTTTTGTTTAGATAATTCAAAAGATTAATAGCATCTGCATAAGAAACTTCTATGTCTTGATTGTCTAAATCAAAATAAAGTGGACCAAATCTTACCGCTTTTTCAATACTTTCAGAATTGAATCTCCATATAGATGTATATATTCCGGTGTTATTATACTTTTCAGAATATGGCGCTGCCCTTCTTATGTCGTATAAGAAATTACCATCGGAATCTTTTTCCCTAATAACCCTTTTCAAAGAGGGTATATACCTAGCTAGCTCTACATATTTCCATTGGGATAAAAAACTATTATCATCTATGTATCTGTTCATATTAACTTAACTGAGCTTTACCTTCTTTTTGACCAAAAGACCATAAAACTTTTTTACTTTCCTTAAAAACTTCTGTATGTGTCCTATAGTAAATTGACTCTTTTATATAAGAATCTAAGTTTTTTACGATGTGTAGCCTAGGCATTAATACATCGTCCTGATTATCTCCGAATCAAAATTTCCACCTGTCTTCAATAGCTTCGTCACCGTCAACAATATAGTGAACTTTTGAAGCTAAGTTGTCAGATAAATGTACAATAATATCCAAATAAGTAACAGGAATTGTTTCCGGAACTGGAGACCAAGGACCTAGATGGCATCTTACCAGTCTTAATATAGATTGAATTGTTTCTTCGTCTATATACAAAGTAGATGAACTGGATTCTGATGAATATTTTTTATCATTCTCTTGACACTTTTTCACAAATGCCCCTACTGTATAGGGGTGCAGTGGGTCATAGACAAAAGTGTTCTGATCCGAGTTAGAAATACCTTTAGTTACGTCATGTAACAAGCACGCAGCATAAACTAAATCTCTTTCATTTTGGCTAAGAGAATAGGAATCACATATTACCTTAGACGCTCTAACAACCCTTTTTGTGTGTAAAACGTTGCCACCCTTATTATGTTCGTCCATTGGATGATATTTTCCAGAAAAACTAGATGGTATTGTCCAAAAAGACTCTGCTTGTAAAAGTATTGATCTAACAAAAGACTTAATTGCAGGACTTTGAATGTAATCAATCTCTTTTAATAATGGATAAAGTTGCCTATCTTCTTCTTCATTAGAAGAAAAAACTTTTTCGTCAGAAAGTAAGTCATCCAATATTGTATTTTTATTCATCGTCTTCCCAATCTAGGTTAAATATTTGCACTTTTCTGTAAGTTGATTCTATTATATCAGAAACGAATTTCTGTGGCGTTTTCTTCATAAAAGAGCTAACTTCAAGAAGTTTTTCTGTTTCTTTTTCCCCCAAAAGAATTCCAATTCTTAGAGCGTTGTCATTCATTTAATTCCTTTGGAGTCCATTTTGAGCATGGTTTATCATAGGGGCACTGCTTACAGTACCAAGTTAAGCCTCTTCTAGGTGCATATATTTTGTTTACTGCCATTTCATCACACCAAAAACCTAGTGTCTCTAAATCCTCTTGTGTTATTTCGTATTTTGTAAAATTAACATTTTGAGCGTTGAGATCACAGTATCCCATTTGAGCAAACGGCACTTTACTGGGATTTCTATAACAGAACGCTGCATAAGCAGAAGTAAAATCTACTTGATACATATAATGATGACTAGTCTTATAATTAAACAATAATTTCATAATATAATATTTATTGTCCTCAAATAATACTACGTCAAATTTATCTTTTACTTTTGTATTTTTTGTTACAGGAAAAATATAATCTTCATTTATAGCTATAGGTATTGAGGCTGTATTGGAAAATGTCTCATGAAAATTTAAAAGAACAGAAGCCGCTTTTGCTGTAAGACTGGCATTATTTCCATATGCGCTTTCATGTTGTTCTGTAATTATGTCGTAAGAAGAAACGTTTTTACTAAACCAAGTTTTTTCCCATCTATTTAAAAGGGATGAATAAGAAGGAGTATACCCCCCTTGCTTTTTGTAAAAAAAGAAATAAACTATATCTTTTATTATATTTTCAAATCTTTCAGATAATATTTCTCTTCCGCCTATTGTTTCTGGCAACTGTTGATTATGCCTGTAATTATAAAGAAGGGAACAGGTTTGATAGTCTTTAATTGATTTATTGGTTACTTGTATCATTAGTCGAGTAGACCTCCATTTAATAAGTCGTCTAGTATTGATCCTGAATCATAAGATTCTTCTGTTACTATTTCGTATTCTTCGTAAGATTTTCTAGAATCAACATATCTAACCAATGGTGGATCATAAACAAATGTTGAACCAGTAATTCTGTTCTTAGGAATTTGAAGTTGCATAATGTTTTCATCTTCTGTTTCATCACCGCTTACTAGTCTTTTTTCCGTGATGAAAATTGTTACTGCACACTTCTGCTGAATTGCCAAAGAACCACCAGTATCTGACTGCTGAACAACTTCTCTTTTTTCTTTCATTCTGTTAGCATTTTCTTGTGCAGTTATTACCAGTACGCAATTCATGTCTCTTGCAAGCTTTTCTAACTTAACCATCATCTCTTCAAATTCGCCCCAACGAGCTTTACCCTTGCTCCTTGTAAACATTGACTGAATTGTGTCTATGACAATTACATCTGGCATATCTTGACCATGCCCCAGAATATCTCTTAGCCATTTCTCTAGGTCTTCAAAATACGGGGTATCGGGGTCATGCTTAACCATAAGATTGTCTCCCCATTCCATCATTTTGTTTTTGAATATATTTGTATACTTGTCCCTATCTTCAGGAGACCATTTATCAGCTAAGGCATAGACGTTTTGACCAGTTATCTGAGTCATTAATATTCTTTCCCAGTGAGACTGAGCTTCTTCAAAGTTTACATATAAGGCCCTGTACCCCGAAGAAACCCAATGGTTAACTAGACACTTCGCAAAAGTACTCTTACCCTTACCAGAAGGTGCTATGACGGCATGTACAGCTCCTCTAAAGAATCCACCTTCATCCGTGTATCCCATTGCTCTATTAAGAGACTTAAATTGAGTTGGGAGAAAGTCTGGTATATCTAGTAGCGAATCAATTCTGTCAATAATTTGATATGCGGTAGTTACATTATCAAGTGGGTTATAATCGGTTTGATTTTCTAAAGACTGGATAAGAGATACTAAATCATTTATTCTGCTGATTTGTTGATCACTCTTAATATTTTTATTAGACACAAGAATTTTTAATTCTTCTAAGTAATCTAATTGTCTTTTCTTAGAAGCTTTGTGTTTTATGATCTTAGCAACTGCTTCCTTATCTGAAAGCTCTAAAGATAAAATAGTTCCAATTAATTCCTCTACTCCAGAAGTGCCACCTAGAGCGGTAACAATATCTGTTTCAGACTCCATCCAGGATTTAAATGCAACTGGATCTACCTTGGGTAGCGATGTGCTTTTTTCGTAAGACAACAATGCCTTGTAAAGTTCGCTTACTCCATTTAATCCATGGACAAAGCCAACATCTTCGTCTAAAACATTTTCCTTAAAATACTGAAGAGCACCTTCTTCTTTAAATGACAAAGCAAAGAGCTGGTATTCAATTGGGTACTGCTCTTTATTTTCTTCGTTACTCATCTTTTTTCTTTTTTTCCTTTATTGCTCTGTACATCTCTTTTGATTTTTGTCTTCTTAGTTCTTGTTGCTTAATATAAAAAGGATCAGATGTAATTGACTTTTTATTTTTTGACTGCTTTGGACTCCAGCCATTTGATCTTAGAGCCTCAAGAAGACGATGATACACACTTTCTTCGGTCAAAAGATCATTATATCGGAAAACGACAAGGGCAATACCTTGTTCTTTGCATAACGCAGCTTTTTTTTCATCTCTTTTAATTGCTTCTTCAAACTCATACTTTGAATCAAAGAATCTTTCTGTATAAAAGAAATGTTGACGACCGTGAAACTCCGCAGCTAACCTATAACTGGGGCAATAAACGTCTAATCTTAATCTTTCACCTATATGGTGTTCATTTACTATTTTTTCTCCAGGAAGAAGTTTTTTCATCACTGAGGTAAGAGCTGACTGTCCTCTTGAGCTTTTCTTATTTTGCTCTTTAATCCAAGACAAACCTAGTGAATTGATCTTCTTATTAAGCTCGTTTATAGATAAGCCAATTTCTCTAGCAATTTCAGCTAGAGAAAGGCTTGAATCTAACAAAAGATCTACCAAGAATAGATCATCATCTTCATCTTTGGGAGTGCGAGAATCTTTCTTTTTTGTCATTTTCTCGTTCCTTCATCTTATTTAAGTAATTTGATCTTGCATAAGAAAAAACTTTACCCAAGTCTATCATTGACATGTTTAGTTCATTCCAAATCTTATAGGGTAATGCAGAAGATAGCAGTGGGCAATCAAATAGACAGTAGTCTACTTTACCTTCGTATTCTGCAATTTGTGCAAATATTGAATCTACTTTGTCATAAAAATCGTTGTAAGGAACATTAATAACACCAACAGGATTTCCAATTGTTTGAGAAATCATTTTCTTATCATGGAAGGAAACTATGACAAAAGGAGTATTTCTAATGTAATGATTAACAAAGCTCTTAAAAATATCTTCTTTTGAAGAAAAATAATATTCAAGAGTAGTTGAATCGCAATAAACATTATTTTTTGCAATGCTTGCGATATTCATTTTAGAACCCTCTTCTGAGGAAGTAATAAAAGAAGCAGGTAGCGCTTTTAGGTAATTGCTATCTTGAATTTCAAAAGAATTTTTTATTGCTTTTGAAAAATATTTATTAACTCTTTTTTCGTTTCCATCATTAGTTAATGAAACTAGAGCAGATCTTGGAAAGTTTACAAAAGCAAACTTTTCTTTGCTATTCATTTTTTCTGTTAACGTAATAATTGTATTTTTGTGATTTTGGATTTTCATAGCTTCCTCAGATTCCGAAGTTACCCCAGTCAATCAAAACTGGGTCTTTGTCTAATATTGAATTAATGTGATTTATGTTGTGAAACTCACCTTTATCTAAAGTTGAGTATCTTTCAAATTTTGCTTTTTTATCTGAGTCTTTCTGATAACCCAAGTGTTGCATTACTAGCCCTGATCCCTGCCAAAAATTTCTCTGCTTAACCCAATCAGACACATAACTAGGCTCTGATCCACAAGCTAGCTTTCTGTTTAAAAAGCCACCATTTTCTTTGAATCTAAAGAGTCTTGAACTAGCAGTAGGTGCCCAAAGCTTGTCCACTCTATATTGATTTTGATTCCACATATGGTAAAACTTTATACTGACAACATCATTAGGTGAACTCTTTAAAACACTAGAAAGATCCCTATCTTGTACGTGATACAACATCTCGTCACAATCTATTGCTAAAATCCAATCTCCTAAATTTGCAAACTTCTCTAAGTTACCCCAAGCTGTAGCCCTAAGTTTCCCCTCATGCTGAACGAACATAGGCTCCTTATTCTGAAAAACTTCACAGTATTTAGCTGCGATTTCTGGAGTATTGTCATCAGAACAGTCATCTGTAAATACAATTTTATCTACTTGAGTAGATAGTCTTTTTAAGACTTTTTCTAAGAATCTTTTAGATTCATTTCTGCCAACCATTTGTGCAATTATCATTTTTACCACCTTATAAGGATAAGGGGTAGGAGGAATAACCCCCTACCCCTTAAACGTCAATTACTTTCAGTCCTCAAGCATTTCACGGACTTCAACTGCTGAGATGCGCTCAATCTCTGTTGAGATATCAAGAACCTCACCAGGAACGCCTCTACGCCCCATGACAAGCTTCTCTGCATCTGTCTTGGAGTTAGCCTTGACAAGGGCAGTTGTGACCAGCTCAAAGTACTTGAACTTATTATCTGACATTATTTCCTCTTTTGTTTTAGTGGGCTTTTACACCCTGGTTTATATAACGTGATTAGTATAGCATTAGCAGTTGATAATATCAACATGTAGAAAAAAATTTAATCTCTCCACAACCATTCAGGATGTTTTTTAGTCCAATTAACGGTAGATTCAAGAGACTTTTCTAGTGGCATTGGTGGAATCCAACCAGCTTCTGCAAGTTTAGTTCCATCTAATGCGTATCGTAAATCGTGGCCAGGTCTAGTTGTATGGAAATCTTCAAAGATAAACTTTAACTCCTTACCCCAATACTTGGCAACTAGTTCAGCCATCTCAAGATTATTAATTTCTTTTTCGCCAACAATATGATATTTGTCAGGGCGGTCAGCATTTGGATAGCTGGTAGCTGGAAGATTCTTTAGAATGAAAAGAAGTGCATCGGCCTGATTCCTTGCATGAAGATAATATCTTGAGCCAATGTTTTCGGGAGTACCATGGATTGTCATAGGAATATCTTTTTCAAGACAATACATAATCTTTGGAATAAACTTCTCAGGATCTTGGCGTTCACCAATGATATTCATTGTATTCGTAATTATTACTGGCACGCCAAAAGTTCGCCAATACGAAATGCATACAGCTTCTTGTGCTGCCTTTGAGCCTGAATATGGATTAGAGGGAAGAATTGTGTCCCATTCTTTATGAGCATAGCCAGCAGGTGCGGGCCCGTACACCTCGTCTGTAGATACGTGTAAAAATATTTCTGGCTCTATTTTTCTAGCTAGTTCCAGCATATTTACAGCTAACGCAACATTGTTCATAACAAAAGGCGCTGGATCAGTAATTGATCTGTCAACATGAGAATCAGAAGCCATGGAAATAATATAATCAATATGACCAATTTCTTTAATCATTACATCTGAAAATGGCACCGTTAGATCATGTGTTACTAACTGAACACGATGACGCTCCGATTCCCAGCAGGATATAGATGTAATTCTATCCGTAACACCTCTGTGACGAAATGAATCAGTTATAACCACATCCCAATCAGTAGTCTTTAGAATATGCTCTAATGTGTGGTGACCCACAAATCCGCCTGCACCTGTTAAAAATACCCTTTTCATTGTAACTCCTAATTATTTATTCGGGTAATGAACCGCTATATAATCTATAGCTTCATCTAAATTATTGCTTATTTTTGTTGCCATATACTTCATATATGGTCTGTTTTTATTTTGTTCTGAACACATTACTACAGTTGGTTGATTATGTATCTTAGCCCAAGCCATTTCAAAATCAGTGCCTATGTAAGCTCTGTTTTCTAACATATATTCTACCAAAAGAAGATCAGACTTTTTCTGCATAAAGAGATTTTTTTGAGCTATCTCATCAGCAGACATTGAATAATCTTCTGGTATAGAAGTTGGATCAAGAATATTGTAACCTCTTTGCTCAAGCAAAAAAGTAGCTTCTTTCCTCCAACCTATAGCGTAGTCGCCGACATAATCCATTGCGCCAGCTAAATAAACTGTAACACTCATACTGGCCAATGATACTCTAAATCTGCTGGCTCATCAAAGTACTGAGAGTAGTATTCATAATCTTTTCTAAGAAGATTAGACCTATGAGAGCGATGAAACTCTTCTTTACCAAACCAAGGAGGATAAACTAAATGATCGTGATATATTTCTTCAAATTTCATGTTGTTATTATATCCTCTGTCTATCCATTCTAAAATGGTGTAGTTTTGGTATAACTTTAACGCTTCTTCGTACCCAGTCCACATACGAGTAACTGGATGGTTACGCCAACCTTTCGTAGGCGTTCTGTCAAGTAGTATGTTAAGAACCTGAAATGTTTCAACACGTTGTTTTCCCAATCTTCTATAATCTAATACTTTTACTGATTTTACTATATCTGCATAAGGCAAAAATGTTTGCATGCTTGTATTCTACTCTCACATTCAGTGTTTTGCAACTTGTTCTATTGAACTGAATTTTATCGGCAGTGACTGTAGCCCGTTTACCAAAACATGGGCTGGTCTATATTTAGGTTCTCCATTTATAGAGATATTACAAAATCTTTTTAATATTAAACTAATAGCTTCTTGTATTTCTACTTTAGCTAAGATAGCGCCCAAACAATAGTGTATTCCAGCCCCAAAAGATAAGCTTTTGTTAATATTATTTTCATTTTCTATATTTATTTTTTTTGGATTATTAAAGTATAATTCATCGTAGTTTGATGAAATTATATTAATTAATACAATTGTTCCTTTTGGAAAAATAATATCTTTGTACACTATATCTTCAGAAGCTACTCTAGCAGTTCCTCTTAACGTTGTATCTAATCTAATTAGTTCGTCTATGATTTTTGGACACAAAGAATTATCTTGCTTAAGAAGATTTAGCTTATCTTCATTTTTTAATAATTCATTTAGACAAAGGCCTAATTGCGATCTAGTAGTATCTATACCACTAGCTATAATAACCTCTACTAACATAAGCAGTTCTTCGTTACTTAATTTATCTCCATCTTCTTCTGCTAAGATTAATTTAGATAAAAGATCCTCACCAGGATTAGACCTTTTGTGCTCTATAAGTTCTAAAAAATATAGATTAAAATTGCTCTGCATTGTGCTTATGTAGTCAGGGGTATAGTTATTGTATTGATCAAAAACTGTACTCAAAAAATCTGTCCACTGAAGAAATTTATTTAAATCTTTTTGTCCTACACCTAATATCTCGCATATAATCATCGTTGGATATATGTCAAATATTTCTTTTTGTATATCTATTTCTTTAACGCTAGAAAAGCTATCAATAATATTATTTAAACATAACCTCATAAAAGGTTTTAATTTTTCTACATTAGAATAACTAAAGGTTGGCATAATTAACTTTTTAATTCTCAAATGGTCTTCTCCATTAAGGGCTAATAAACCATTTTTTCTTTTCTGCTTAAACTCTTCTGTAAAGTTGGGGTTAAGCTCAGCAAATAAACCTAAAGCAGTATGCCATCTCTTATCCTTTAAGATGTTTTGATTATCAGAATAAGATAATATTGTATACCCTATTTTATTCTTTGCTATCCAAGAATGTTTAGAAAGTAGTCTAGCATTCTCTAGTTGTTGCTCTCTAGTAGATCCCATTTTTATAAATGGTATGTCTAAATCACTTACAAGCATTTATTTTTTAAATTCTGTCCAAGTCTTGTCGCCAACACCAAAGTACTCTCTTGCTAGACCAGAAGCAACAATATCATTATTTAAGCAGTTACCTTGATTGTCCCACACTTTAGCAAGAACTCTTCCATATTTTTCGTTTTTATCTAATATGGTTTCAATCTTAACCCAATGTCCAGCTTTAGTGATCCATTGATCGGTAAATTCTTTTGCTGCGAGTCCCTGTTTCTTTTCTTCTAAATTGGAAGTTCTGCTTTCTGGAGTATTGACGCCATATAAGCGAACCCTACCTTTACGAAGAGTATCAAACCCCAAATCAATGATGATATCAAAAGTGTCACCGTCAATAATTTTTTTAACTTCTGCGTTGTAGTAGTATACGTTTTTTTCATCAGACATTTTTTCTCCTTATATATTAATTATTTTTTCAGCTATCCATTTTACCACAGGACTAGCAACTCCGTTTCCACACATTTTATACCTAGTGCTGTCTGCATTATGTTTGCCGTCAGCCCTATACAAGGTATGATTGTCTGGCCAGCCCATTAATCTTTCGCACTCAATAGGGGTTAATCTACGAACTATCTTATCTATACTGACAGCATGGCCTCCGCCTTCAGCCCTAAGGGTTGGCCAAGCTTTTGTGGAAGCTTGTGGATCTAATCCTTGAGTGTGACTAAAGCCTATTGGTGATTCAATGATTAATTTATTTTCTTCTACATATTGATTGCCAACACCTTTAAAATCTCTAGCAACTAGTGTTCCAATGACGTTTGATGTTGTTCTTTCATCTATTACCATTGGTACGGTGTTGCCGCCTGTTCCCATTCTTGCTTGCAGGGTCTGTACAGGTTCTTCGTAAACTCTTATATCTCCAACTCTAGTTCCATCTAAAAGAGATATTTTTTCATGGCTAATTAAATCCGTAGGATCTTTGTAGTCTCTTGCTTTTATCGTTGAAGAAACATAATCTTCTACATATTCATTAAATGAAACCATGCGATTAATAATCGCTTTTCCATCTTGAACTACTAAGTTTTCTCCCCTACTTGAGGGTTGTCCTCCATCGCCACCGCTTCTAATGCAGCTTGCAATTTCTCTGGTAGCTTCTTGTTCTTGCTTGACACTCTTCTTAGAATCCCCTGTGCTGCTTTCTTTGAGAGGTAGTATTTTGTCGGGACTTCTTCCAGCGATTGCAGGATCAAAGCAAGAGAGGACAAATATTCTTCTGCGTCGTTGGGGGACTCCAAAGTATTGTGCATCCAACACGGCCCATTCACTGAAACACGCCCCTGCTTCATCCATTTCCCAGAGAACTTGTCCGAAGTCGGCACCTCCGTTG